CACAAAACTTTTTCAGCAAATCTAAATTCCGTTTTTTCAAGTTCTTTTAGTTTATTATAGGGAACGAAATCAACTCCATTAATTGTACAAAAGTCGTCTACGATTGTAACTAAGGAATTAAGTCTGGAAGTCACAACTTTTAAATTTGATAAAAAAGTTGTATCTTTCTTTACAGCTTCGTGATTACCTGGATAAATTACAGTTTCTACTATACAACTAGATACAAAGTCAAAGTAAGTTTCTAGTTCTTCCATATTAGGAAGTTTATCAAATATATCCCCACCTACAACAAATAAGTCACACTGTTTTTGTTGTTCTCTGAGCTGTTCCCAGAGCATATTGAAGCGATTTTTAGCCCACTCTATAGGTACGTTTTTCTGACCTAATTTAATGTGAATATCACCAGTGAATAGTATTTTCATAGTTTATGAGGCAAAAAAGCCCGGTAAGCTTTTAGGTTTACCAGGCTAGTATGTGTTATTCTAAGTCTTTAACTGCTTCTTTTTCAGCTTCTGTTGCATTTTCATCAGAGTCGCCACCAGAAGTGATTTTCTCTAACAAGGCACGAACTTCTGCTTCTGTAGGACGAATATATTTTTCATCAACTGGCTTTTCTGCATCGGCTAGATCGCGCTCAGCTTGTGACAGCTTACGGGGCTTACAACGCAATACCTGAAGTTGATATTCAACATTAAAGGCCAATGGGCCTGTCTTAATACGCTTGAACACAACATCCCAACCAGTATCATAGTCGGTTGGGTCACCTAAGTCTTCGGCTGCTGAAAGAATCTGCTCAAAGAGTTTCTTTTTCAGATTAAGTGCCTTAACTTTACCCTCTTTAACGTCAATACAGTTAATAGAATAACTCCAAGAGCATTTAGCGTCAGGGAAGAACTCGTTAACGTGATCGACTTGTAAATTATCGAACTTTTCTTTTTCACGGCTGAATGCCAAGCACTCAACTGGAATATCTTTATTATTTGAACCTTTTAACCAGTATACATAGCGGGGTAAAACTCCACCAACTAAGCGTACTATATTTTCGCCATCTTTGTACTCAAAAGCATCCACTTTATTAGACTGTGCTTTGCCTTTTGTGTTCTTAAAGCTGATCGTTGCCATTTGTTAATTCCTCGTATTTGAATTTAATTTGTTTGTTTGTAATTTCAAGCAATGGATTTGACTCCAATGCGGGTAAGTTTAAGTCGCTAAAATAGGATAAATCTAAGTATTTAATTCGGTGTGATTTATAAATTGAATAATCTCTGCGTGCCGATAATCTTAAATATTGCGCTAAGTAACGAATATCTGTAGTTCTGTCTGTAAAAAAGCCTTCTGGGTTTAACAAAAAACTACTGCCTGCTAGTGACTTCTGAATTGGCTTATAAACGCTGTGCTTGTGTTTTGCGATTGTTCGTTTTTGCCAATGAAATTTAAGAGCCTGCAACATATAGTCCGGGTCACATAAAGTTTCCTGTTCTAATACTAAAATGTTGAAAAATAGAGTCATATTCTGTCTTTCAGCAATAATTATACCACTTTAGGATACACTTGGCAAGTGAATTTTTCATTAAACTGAAATAATTTCCCAGCCTTTACGCATATAGAGGCCAAGCCTATCATTATTCTGCTTTCTATCTGCAAAACCAGAGAATTGTATATCAACTACTAAAGGTGTTAGTTTATCTTTGTGTATTCGCATTATACGCCCTACAATCTGTTCTAGTAGTGAATCATTACTCATTGGAACTGCTAAGATTACACAGCTGAGTGTGTTAACAGATATGCCTTCTGAGAAGATTTGCCGCGAGCCACATACGCACTTTTTTTCTCCACTAAGGAGTTGTTCTTTGGCTTTTTGCCTGTCTTCCAAGTCTGACCCCCCAACAACCAACACACTTTCGTCACCAACATATTCTGAAACCTTTTCTAAGAATTCTACTCGGTCTGCAATAACTAGAACACTATGTCCTTTATCCATCTGGGTCAAAGCTACACTAGCAATGAATCGACGGTAATCATCGTCTTGGGTAAGTTCATTGATCTTTTCTACCCAAGTTGCACCAGGTTTTAGGGTTATACCTGGTTTAATAATTTTAACTTGTGGAGTTAACGTATTTGACTGTGGTGGTTTAACAACGTGTGACCCAAAGTAGTCTCGGAAGACAATGTGCTTTTGGTCTTTTCTAACCATCGTGCCGCTAAGGGCAATTCTATACCTGGCGTGGAAGCTATCAATGATAGTAGCAAACGTGGTGGCAGGACAGTGATGGGCCTCGTCGAGGATAACAGTCCCAAACTCCTTAGATAAAGATACAGAATGCTTAATAAGGGTTTGTACGTTTGCGATTGTGATGAAATGATCTTCATAATCTAAGTCTCCTCCACCAATAATACCAGGCTTAATTCCAAATAGAACTTCTACTTCTTCTGCCCATTGATCTCGTAATGCCGCAGTGTGTGTGATAACAAGCGTTTTCTGTCCGAACTTATGTGCAAGATGGAGGGCTGTAAACGTCTTGCCCCAACCAACGAGTGCATTAATAAATACTGTGTCATCAACTTCGTTGTATACAACTCGCTGTTCTTCGCGAAGGGGGAACTTTGGTGTAGGAAAGGGTACAGGAACAAGTACTCGTTTATCAATGATTTCATAGTTTTCTGGAATTAGGTCTTGTCGGCCTTGCGGTAGTGACAAGATACCTTTTGGTAAGGTTTTATAGTTCTTGATTGTTTCAACTGTGGCAAATTTCTTTGAACCAGTATCTTTTTGAATTTTATATGTTAGAGCCTTAATAATGGCTTTAGTTTCCGGTATACCTGGATTATCAATGTATATTCGGTTACTGATTACTGCTTTAGCCATTAAACCATTCTCCAACTTTCATTAGGTTTGTCTTTATATAATCCGTAAAAAATATAACTAAGTCCACACTGTAAAACTGCCGCGTATTCAGCATCTGCATCTGGTTTAAAAGTTGTTTTAAACCTGTGAGCAATACCCTCAACTTCTATAACAGCACCTAAGCCCTCAGTGGGTAAAATTTTTGTTATTCGTCTGACTACTATTCGAGCTCGTCTAGTCTTTGAATACTGAAATAAGATTCCTGCACTATCAATAAACCAAGTAGTACTTTTAGCAATCTTTAGTAAATCGCCTAAAAAGTAAATAGCTTGCCTAATAGGAAACAATTTAACTTCTTGTACTAAAAGTTCCAACCTTCTACGGCTTAGGGTCGGTTTATCAATATTAGTATCATCTACTATGCGTAATGTACCTGTATTTTCACTAGTATCTAGATCGGTGTACTCTGTTGCATAATAAATGACGCCATTATCTTGTTGAGGTTCTCGTTCACCTAGACGGAACACGGGCCAAACGATCTTCTCTAAGTTCATACACTTCCTCAAAATGGTCAAAAGAATAATCTTGTCCAATGTCTTGATCTACACCAATTGGGTAACCTTTAATAGAACAACCTAAATCTTTTTGTGTGTTACGCTTTAGGATCTCGCAGTATTCCACCACATCTTCGTCTTTTACGAGCGCAACAATTGAGTCATGTACTAACATAAAGATTTTAGCGTTTAAGCCTTTATCTTTAACTTCATTAGCAGTAGCCATAGCACCAAACAAATTTATGTCAGATGCTAGAGACTGCACTTCGGCATTAATACCACTACGAACTTCGTGAGCAGCAATACCTTTATCACTAGAAAATACGTTAGGCAAACGACGTTTACGACCAAAAAAACTATAGGTGTATCCATTAGCTTCGATAAATTCTTTACGAGAGGTCAACCATTTCTTTAAGCGACTAAATTTTGTAAAGTACGCTTTAATATCGGCCTGTGCTTGTTCCAGACTGTAATAGTCACCGGTAGCTTTCGTAACTGTCTCGGACACTTTTTTAGCCCCTGATCCGTAGAGAATACCAAATGAGATAGCTTTGGCAGATTGCCGCATAGCTGGGTAGAGTTTCTTAACATCTTCAACGGCACAGGGTAGTGAAAAGACCATATGTGCGATTGTAGAGTGGAAGTCTCCGCCACCCGAAAAAACTTTTTGAAGGTTAGTGTCACCAGACAATACTGCTGCATAATACATTTCTGCTGTTGTTAAATCCTGAGAAACTATCTTGAATCCCAGTGGAGCGGCGATGCATCCTTTAATAATTGGATCGTCGCGTGGTATCTGCTGAGCATTAAATTTACCAGAGCTAGACAAGCGCCCAGATGTGGTAAAAATAAGATTAAAATTTGTTCTAATTCGTTCATCTTTGTCTAGTTCAGGAAGTATTTTCTGAATATATGTATTTTGGATCTTACTAAGCTGTCGTACATTAAGAATAGCAGCAGGTAGTGGATGCTGATCTGCCATTTCTTTTAACACTTCAGCATCAGTAGAAATAGCACCTGTAGCAGTTTTCTTGCCATTGTGCTGTAAGCCAAGATAATCAAATAACACAGTCCGCAACTGCATTACCGAGTTGGGGTTAAAGATCTTGCCTTCATTTTGTTCAAAGCGTTTAACTTCTTCAAACTTGTAAACAATCTCTTTGGCATCTTGAATACGCTCATTAAGATATAAATTAGCAGCTTCCATACGTTGACGATGAATTGGAATACCAACTTCTTCCATGTCCATTAGGAATAGTGTACCAGCAACTAATAACTTTTCGTAAACAAATCGTAGTTTGTCATTCTTTTGTACTAGTGGCCAAAACTTATGGAATAAGTCAAATGTAACAGCCGTATCAATACTAGCATACTGTGCAATAGTTTCAAATGGGATCAGGTCATAAGTAAAGTCATCTTGAAGCATACCATGCGTTGCACAATACTCTTTCTTGAAAATATCTAATTCAGTATCGTAATCACCATAATCTGTGTACTTTAGAGCTAATGCTTTTAATCC